CTTCAGGAACCTTTCCCTAGATAAAATTTTGTGTGAATTAAATTTCATATTCACACCACATTTTACTTTCTAGACCCTCCCTTTTTGTTGATACGTATTATGTGCCGAAAGTTAGATAGCATAGTATAGTAGTTTCATTTAGTTAGTGCTTAGTTTTAGTTTTTGTGTTTTTGTGTAGTTCAAAACCCGAACTACACGCCCCTCACCCCCTTCCTAGTCTTTTTGGAGTTTCACTATAACTTCACGTCCCGCCTACGATAAGTAAAGTACTAAGACTCGACATCTTAGTATGCGGATTCGACTGCAACGAAGTAACGTTACCTGCCTCACAGGTTTTTAGTGCATGGCTCACGCCCCTTTAGGATACTTACCCTTTTAACACTATTGTTTATATCGAAGATTGTTAAATACCTCTTGCTAGATTTTCGAGGCCTGCTTAATTGTAAGGTACAAGAATCTAGTAACAAAGGAAAACAATTTAGATAGGACTGTAGCTGAGTTCGTCCCAGCAGCAGTAGTGTTAGATGAAAAGTAAGCCCTTTAGTGTGTCTCACCCCCCGAGACCGAACGTGCATAAGTTTACTTCACGCGCCCGGATATACCATGACCGCCTACCCCGCCCAACTCACCCAGCTTGCCGGCAAAATTGCCACCGAGATTCTCCCTGCTCGAGACCCTAGAGCAGAAGAGAAACGCTTGGAAAACTTGTCACTTGTAGTTGAAGCTCTCCGAAAGGAGCGCAACCACTACAAGTCGCAAGCTTCCCGTTTAGCGGAGAAGGAGAAGAAGTTACTTGTGAAGCAGAAGAACCATCTGCAACGAGAACTTGAGAAGGAGAAGACCCGACGGAAGCGCAATCGCATGCGCACCGAAGGGACTGAGGTTGAGGAGCAGATTCGCTCTGCTCTACTAGCCAAGGAGATAAAGACAGACGGAAACTCTAGTGGTGCTTTTATTTACACGTGTAATTCGTGTAATATTAGCACCATTGGAGAAGTACCGATGTTGGCTCACCTTGCTGGTAGACAGCATGCGAAGAAGAGTGGTAAGACTGTGTCTGAAACCCCGACACGTCTTATCCTCGACGCTCTTGGAGACAAGACGCTCACATCAGAGAAGAAGTACGGTGGAGTTGTGTATTCATGCACACTCTGCTGTACCGAAGTCTCTGGTGTGAGCAACGCTGAAGCCCATCTTGTCGGTAAGGCGCACGCGAAAGTTGTGCGCACTATCGATAAGATGGCTTCGCTCTCCATGACCGCCGAAGGAGCTTGGACCGATTGGCTTTGGCCGACCGGTACGACGGAGACTGTGAACAAAGTTGGAGCTACTGCTGATAACGCTTCATCCCTGTTACAAGGGATGAGCGGTCTCATCAGTAGCCTCCAGACGACGTTAGGTTCCCTAGCGTCGGCGTTCAAGTTGCCCGATGGAGTGAATCTCGTTGGTATGGTGTTCAACTTTATCATGCTAGTTAGAGCTGCAAAAGCTGGCAATAAGTTGGACATCATACTAGCCGTTGCTGGTCTCGCCGTTGACTTTGGAGTAACTTACTCTGATGTCATCGACGCGATTAGCAACTTTAGTGACGCTTTTAGTGCAAAACCCCCCACCCCCCCGACACAACCCGTCGTTCCCCCCACCATTACGGTTGTTAATGTGGGTGCATCTACTTTCAGATGCACCCGCACTAACAGCCGTATGCAGACAGAAGGTTTAGAGGATTTCTTTTCTAGCGAGTATACATGGTTGGCTGGAGTCTTAATGACTCTTGTCACTGTGGCTATTCGCGGAAAGGATATCAACTACGGATCGATCATGACGCATCTCTCTGACTTTGGTAGAGCCGCTATCGGTTTTACCAAAGTCAAAGATATGCTAGACTGGGCTGTTTCTTTTATAAAGAACCAGCTCAGTCTGTACCAGACTGGAAAGACCCTTGAGCAGAAACGCCTTGAGAACGACTATCCTCAGATAGAAAACGTTATCAAGGCTGTTGAACTGTTCAAGAAGATGAACCCGAAGTATCTGGATCAGGACAAGCAAATCTGCTTACTTGCTGCCCAGACTCAGAAACTCTTGGACGAGTACAACTTGCTCGCATTGAGAGCTGGTGATAGGAAAGCACGCTCGATAATTACGATGCATATTTCAAGTATGCAGCGTATTATCGATCGTGCCGTGAATTCACCAGCTCACATTGTGAGTAGTCGTGCCCGACCAAGTACCCTCTGGATCTATGGTAAAGCAGGTGTAGGTAAGAGTGTTTTGTGCACTTACTTGGAACATCTACTGTTTTCAGAGTATCTTGTATCGACAGGTGCTAGTCCTTCCGACTTCGTGTTTACACGAAGTTGTGAGAACGAGTACTGGGAAGGTTACCATAACCAACCCATTGTCAAATACGACGATATTCTGCAAGCAGTAGATTCGAAGAGTAAGGAGAACCCAGAGGTCCTCGAGATCATCCGTGTTGTAAATGAAGCTGCTTTTCATTTACACATGGCTGATCTCGCGGAC